ATGCGTGAAATAAATGAAGATCGCGTAATCCGTGAGGATGAATGTCGTAAGTTAACTGGAGTGTGTCGCACTACACGCTACGAACTGGAGAAAAAAGGATGCTTTCCGTCACGTCTTAATCTGGGCGGTCGTTCTGTTGGTTGGCTGCTGTCCGAGGTTATGGAATGGGTTAAAAGCCGGGATCGCATTAATTCAGGTAAGGCAGCGTAAAGGGGGAGTATATGGCACATAAAACAAAGGCGACCGGGGGCGGTCGCCAATGGGAAAACACTAAACATAAGCACGGGGATGATAGCCGCTATCAGGCTGGTGGGCAATGCAATCAGTCTGGTTCAGTTCGTTGCCATACCTGCAATGAGCGCTTTTCCCTGTACTCTTTAAGGAATTGCTCAAGGGCAAAAGCACATGACGCGAATCTTTCTGATTCATGCTCTATCTTTCTGCGCCGTCTTTTCCGTGCCGGTGATAATGTTTTGGTCAATTCTTTATCGGTCATTGTGTTGTCCTGCATAGCAATGCGCCGTAATACCTTACACCACGGCGCTGGTGATGGTTACTCCTGCTCTTTGGCTTTGCGGCGCTGGCGGCGTTTGATCTCGCCTTTTGCGGCAGTAACTAAAAAACCAGCGGTACTTTCGCCAGGTTCTTTAAGTTGCTCAATATCATCCATTACTTCATGTGGGATTCTGACAGTTGTCATTTGTGATTTTGCGTTCTTTGCACCAGTTGCCATTTCTGGATCTCCTAAAAATTGGTGTATGTCAGTATACGCAAAAAAAATGATAAAAAAAGGCTTGAAGTGTATTTCACCAGTGAGTAAATTAAAAAGCAAAGGTGAAATACACCTGAAAGAGCAACGCCCCGCAGTGCTCGCAACACATGCAGGGCGTCTAACCACCAACGATAGAAAGAGTATCGAGGTAGCTATGAGAAATCATACCACACACCCGCAAGGGCGGGACTCGCACAACCTGAATAAATATATCTGGCGTTTTATCGCCCTGAGCACGGCACAACCGCGCGTGATTACCATTGAGGCCACCAGCGAACAGGAAGCACGCCAGCAATCCCCGGCTGGCTGCGTGATGGTATTCGCCGCCCGTATTCGTCAGGGGGTGAGTCATGCATAAAATACCCTTTGATGTTCTTGTTCATTCTGAAAACGCATTAATCCGCGCAAAGGAAATGGACGCATTACTACTTAAGTTAATTGATGTGCCGGAAAGTGGCGAAGATCATTCATCATTAATGTTTGCCGCTGTTCAGACATTATTGACACCTGTTATTGATGAACTCAATAAGGCTATGGCAATTCACGAGAATAATAAAGCGCCCCACACCGGAGAATAAAAATAATGAAACTTAAATATTCTGGCTTAACTGCCAGTGGCAAAACTCGCACTAAATTCATGCGCGGTGATATTTACCGCGACCAGTACGGCGGCACGGTAATGATTAAGGGCGTGGAGGAACGGCGCGTAACCTACCGTCGTGAAGGCTACGAATATGATTGCGTGATGCCTGTTTATCAGTTCGATCGTGATTTTTCTCTGGTGCAGGCCGTACCGCGTAACGTGCCCACCAGCAGGGAGAAAGCACGCGCCAATATTCAGGAAATAAAAAAGATGCTTAACGTATTCAGGGGTAAAAAATGAAACTGGCACCGAACGTAAAAAAACAGCCACGCGGAATAAAACACAAAGACACAGAGGTAATTATTTTCGCGGGTAGTGATGCCTGGTCGCACGCGAAACAATGGCAGGAGCAGGATGGCCCCGCATCCGGCGATAATGTGCCGCCTGTGTGGCTTGGGCCAAATCAGCTTGCCGAACTTGATGCACTGAAAATTGTTCCGGATGGAAAAAAACGCGTAAGGCTGTACCAGGCCGGAGAACTGGATTTGGTGGAGACCAAAAAGATTGGTCAGAAGCTGGCGGCGGCAGATATTCAGGACGCAAATTTTTACCCCGAAGGAATGCACGTCCAGAAGTGTGAAAACTGGCGGCGCTATCTGAATGCTGAGCGTGAAAATATTGCCGCAGGGCTTACCATGCCGGAGCAGAAAAATACGCAACTGGCACAAATGGCAGACAGTGAGCGCGCACAGATGCTTGCTGGTCGATTTGATGGCGTTTGTGTGCATCCGGAAAGTGAAATCGTTCACGTATGGCGCGGCGGGGTATGGTGTCCGGTCAGCACAATGGAACTTAGCCGCGAAATGGTGGCGATCTATTCAGAGCACAGGGCCACTTTCAGCAAGCGCGTAATCAATAACGCCGTGGAAGCGTTAAAAGTTATTGCCGAACCAATGGGCGAGCCGTCCGGTGATTTGCTGCCGTTTGCCAATGGTGCGCTTGACCTGAGAACAGGGGAATTTTCCTCTCACCAGCCGGATAACTGGATCACCACACACAACGGCATTGAGTACACGCCGCCAGTACCAGGTGAGAATATCCGCGACAACGCGCCAAACTTTCATAAATGGCTTGATCACGCTGCCGGAAAAGACCCGGGCAAGATGATGCGCATATGTGCCGCGCTATACATGATTATGGCGAACCGGTACGACTGGCAGATGTTTATTGAGGCCACCGGAGACGGCGGGAGCGGCAAGAGCACTTTCACGCACATAGCCAGCCTTCTGGCAGGGAAACAGAACACCGTAAGCGCTGAGATGACATCACTCGATGATGCTGGTGGGCGTGCGCAGGTTGTCGGAAGTCGGCTTATTGTCCTGGCAGACCAGCCGAAATATACAGGCGAAGGCACGGGCATCAAGAAAATCACGGGCGGCGACCCTGTGGAGATTAACCCGAAATATGAAAAGCGATTCACGACCATAATCAGGGCTGTGGTACTGGCGACCAACAACAACCCGATGATATTCACGGAACGGGCCGGAGGCGTGTCACGTCGTCGCGTGATTTTCCAGTTCGACAACATTGTAAGGGAGGACGAAAAAGACAAGGATTTGCCGGAGAAGGTCGCGGCTGAAATCCCCGTAATTATACGCCGCTTGCTGGCTAATTTTGCCGACCCTGAAAAGGCACGGGCTTTACTCCTGGAACAGCGCGACGGTGATGAAGCACTGGCGATAAAGCAACAGACGGATCCGGTTATTGAGTTTTGCCAGTTCCTGAATTTTCTGGAGGAAGCACGCGGCCTGATGATGGGTGGCGGTGGCGATTCCGTGAAGTACACGACCAGAAACAGCCTTTACCGCGTCTATCTGGCGTTTATGGCATACGCAGGAAGAAGCAAGCCGCTAAACGTGGCTGAGTTCAGCAAGGCCATGAAGCCAGCGGCAAAAGTTTACGGACATGAATATATTACGCGGAAAGTTAAGGGAGTAACGCAGACCAACGCAATTACAACGGATGATTGTGACGCGTTTTTATAATTTTTTGTAAAAGCCCTCTACCCCATCTACCTGAATGAAATAAACGCATATTATTCAACATGATAAGTGGGTAGAGGGATAGGTAGAAGGCTAATAAAACCCCTCTACCTCCTCTACCATGATTAAGGTCGTTTGTGAGGGGCGGGTAGAGGATGGGTAGAGGGCCACGAAAAGCCCTCTACCCATCTGAAAGCCGCGCCATTACTGACCTGAAAGATGATTAGGTAGAAGAGGTAGAGGAGGTGCACCACAACCTAAAACTTTTTAAACGAGGGGGGTAAAAATAAATGTGCATACATCAAAATCACTTAACAAACATGCCGACCGAAAACATGAATCAGGGGCGACAAATGACCAAAATGCGCAGAGACAGAACAGAACCGAAATATCGCGCGTTAGACATGACAGAGCACGCTTTAAAGGTGGCAATCAGAACGATAGACCGCCACGCGGGGGAAGGATACGCGAAAGCACATCCCGAACTGATAAGCGCATTCATGACCACGGCGGCGGCAAACTTTGCCACGCTGACAGAACGGGAGATTGCCGAAGCGGAACAGGTAACAACCATCAACGTTAAAACCGGAGAGGTGGAATTATGACGGCACAGATAGCCGCTTACGGGCGGCTGGTGGACGACCCGCAGGTAAAACAGACCAGCAAGGGCACACCGATGACGCTGGCGCGTATGGCGGTATCTTTGCCATGCAGCCAGGCACAGGACGGACAGGCGACGTTATGGTTATCGGTCATCGCATTTGGCAAACAGGCCGACTTCCTGGCTAAACATCAAAAAGGCGATGTTGCCAGCGTATCCGGCACGATGCAGGTAAGCCAGTGGACCGGACAGAACGGAGAAACGCGGCAGGGCTGGCAGGTTATCGCAGACAGCGTGATCAGTGCGCGAACAGCGCGACCGGGCGGCAAAAAAGGCCAGCAGGGGCAGGCCACTGACGCACTGAACAGGGCAAAACAGCAGACGGGTCAGCACGATGATCCGTACGGGGACAACATACCGTTTTAGCGACAACAGAGGGGACATTCCAGTGACATTTGAAGAAGTCCAGCAACATAAAAAGTTTCATGATTTTGATGATCTGGAAACCATGACAGCAAAAAAATATCGCCGTCTGCTTTCTTCCGATGCGTTGTTTGTTGTGGATCATCATGATTTTCTGCGTAGCTCACTGACCGGGGAAATTTTCGCAACCAACCGTGAGCAGGTGGAAGCGATGATCGAATATCTGTGGAAAATAAGGCGCAGAATGCGAGATCCCGTGAAACGGTAAAATAATAAAGGCCTGGTAAAATCCAGGCCATTTTTTACAGTAAGCCTATTAGGGCACTTGCGCCAGCCCCAACAATGCTGGCAACGGTACTGTTTTCCAGTAACTGCTTTAATACTGATTTGGCTTGTACATCCCCCGATTTAGCGACTTTTTCAACCAGTTCAGTGATGCTGATGTTTACCAGCATATGGTTATGCTCACCTATCTGCACTTGATCACCACTAATTGAACCAATGTTAAATGTATTACTTTTAGTTGGCGTCATATGTTCATTTCCCGTGATATTTTCAATATAGAGAGTCAACATATTTGGATGATTGGTTCCCTGTCTGCGGGTTCCATTGGGAAGCAACTTCATATCTATAATTTTTAGATTTATCTCGTTTTTACCGACACGCTGGATAATGTGTTGACCAATAGTTACTTCCGGTTCATTTGTATATGGAATTAATACCTTGTTTTCTTTTGCGTTTCTTTTACCTCTGAATGATTCGCCATTAATTATGAAAGTATCAGGGTATACCATTGCGCTTAAATTCATGATGCGTCCTTTGTTGTAGTCAGAGACAGCAATAATAGGCCATGGTTTACTTCTTTTGTAAATTATTTGTTCGTGTTCTTTCGTGGTTGTTCGGTCTGACTGACAGGTGTTTACATACTGATTTTTATGTATATGTTGTAGCGTGGCACTCAGACGTGAGCCGCCACAATGCCGCCTGACCCCCTGCGCGATGCCGGGTTGATCTGCGAGATGCCGAGAGTGTCGGGCGGCGCTCCCCCCGTGTTGGTTTCACGTCCTGAATCTTAACCAATACGAGAAAACCTTCATGAAGAAATTAATCGAACTCCGCCAGCAAAAAAACGCCCTGAAAAACCAGATGCGATCCCTGCTGGAAAAAGCCGACAGTGAAAACCGTAGTCTGAACGCTGAAGAAGGCAAACAGTTTGATGAACTGCGTGCAAAAGCTGATGCCCTCGACACAGAAATTTCCCGCCTCGAGTCTGTGGCTGATGAAGAACGCAGCAAGCCAGGAACGGGCATCCAGAAATTATCATCTGATGAATTGCGTAACTACATCGTAACCGGAGATGTGCGATCACTGTCCACCAGCACTGACAGCGGCAGGGATGGCGGATATACCGTAATTCCTGAGCTTGATCGCGAAGTCATGCGCCAGCTACAGGATGACAGTGTTATGCGCGTGATCGCGACCGTGAAGACCGCAAAATCAAATGAGTTTCAGAAACTGGTTTCCACTGGCGGCGCAACTGTAGGACGAGGCACAGAAGGCAGCGCACGCAGTGAAACCAACACCCCGAAAATTGAACGCGTAACCATCAAGTTGAATCCGATCTACGCCTACCCGAAAACCACGCAGGAAATCCTGGATTTTTCAGAGGTGGATATTCTGGGCTGGTTATCCTCCGAAATTGCCGACACGTTCGCCAGCACCGAAGAGGATGATTTTGTTAATGGCGACGGTAACGGCAAGCCGAAAGGCTTCATGGCTTACACCCGTGCGGCGACCAGTGACAAAACCCGCGCTTTTGGCACCATTGAAAAAATAGTAGCGGCAAGTGGAACCGCCATTACAGCGGACGAACTGATCGACATTCTCTACAAGCTGAAAGCGAAATACCGCAAAAATGCCGTATGGGTGATGAACTCGGGCACGGCAGGGACACTACAGAAGCTGAAAAATGAGAACGGCGATTATATCTGGCGCGACAGCCTTAAAGAAGGTGCGCCGGATATGTTGCTTGGTCGTCCTGTTTACTGCCTGGAGTCCATGCCGGACATCGGCGCAGGAAAAGCACCGCTAGCGGTTGGCGATTTCAGTCGTGGTTATTTCATCGTTGATCATGTAACAGGGATTCGCACCCGACCGGACAACATTACTGAACCCGGATTCTACAAGGTCCACACGGATAAATATCTGGGCGGTGGTGTGGTGGATTCAAACGCCATCAAAATTCTGGAAATGAAAGCTGGCTAGTCATGAGTAAGGAGGAGGCTGCGGCCTCCTTTTTCAGCTTTATGGAGTACACCGATGAAAAACACCGATTTTGAAATCCGCACATCTGAACTGACCGCCAGCAATAAAAAGCTGGTGGGGTATGCCGTTCGCTGGAACAGCCTTTCAGAAATTATCTGGGACGAATTCCGCGAACAGTTCACGCCGGGGGCTTTTGCTGACTATCTGGCGACGGGTAATGATGTGCGCTGCCTGTATGAGCATGACTATACCCAACTGCTGGGGCGCACCAAATCCGGCACTCTGGTACTGACTGAGGATAACACCGGGTTACGTTTTGAACTGACACCGCCGGATACCCAGCTTGGAAAAGATGTGCTTACGCTGGTGGAGCGTGGCGACATTACAGGAATGAGCTTTGGTTTTCGCGCATTATGCGAGGAGTGGAGTATCGCGCAAAAACCGTATCTGCGTACCGTAACCGCCGCTGAACTCCGTGAAATCACAATAACGTCGATGCCTGCTTATCCAGAATCTGGCGTGGAGATTGCCCACCGTTCGTTGTTTGCACAGCACCCTGAATTACGTCCGACAGGAAATAATCTTCATCGCTGGTCTGAGCTGGCGGGGTTGTGATATGTGGTGGCCTTTTAGTCGTAAAAAAAGCGAGCAGCGTAACCTGTCCATTGATGATTTTCTGGCGCTGTCCGGCGTACCGAATACCGGATCCGGAGAATATGTTTCTGCCGGGACGGCTGAATCATTGCCTGCAGTGATGAATGCGGTTTCTGTCATCGCTGAGGCGGTGGCCACGATGCCGTGTTATCTGTATCTGGTACGTAATGACAAGGGCAGGGAGGCGCGGGAATGGCTGGACAGTCACCCGGTAGATATTCTGCTGAATGAGCAGCCTAATTCGTGCCAGACACCTTACCAGTTTAAACGCACAATGATGCGTCACTGCCTGCTGAACGGTAACGCCTATGCGGTTATTGAGTGGGGGCAGGACGGGCAGCCAAAATCACTTCATCCTTATGCGCCGGGGTGTGTTGTACCGGAACGCACAGGCGCACACAAATACCGCTATACCATCACCGAACCCTGTACAGGAACGGTGCGCACGTATTTACAGGAAGAAGTTCTGCATCTCCGCTATGCCTCGGATGATGGCTTTCTGGGGCGTTCCCCCGTCACGATTTGCCGTGAGGCGCTGGGGCTTGGCCTTGCTCAACAGCGTCACGGAGCCAGCATTATGAAAGATGGCATGATGGCGGCAGGGATTATCACGTCAGGCGAATGGCTGGACGGCGTGAAAGGTAAACAGGCATTGGATGCTCTGGAACGCTACAAGGGGGCGAAAAATGCCGGAAAAACGCCAATCCTTGAAGGGGGCATGGATTACAGGCAACTGGGAATGAGTAACCAGGATGCGGAATGGCTGGCCTCCCGTCGCTTCTCCATTGAAGACATCGCCCGCATGTTCAACGTATCGCCTATTTTTCTGCAGGAATACAGCAACAGCACCTACAGCAATTTCAGCGAGGCAAGCCGCGCGTTTCTGACCATGACAATGCGCCCGTGGCTGGCGAACTTCGAACAGCAAATCAAGGCCGCTTTGCTGGTGGCTTCTCCCGTACCTGGTACCCGTTATCTGGTTGAGTTTGATTCAGCCGATTTATTACGCGCCACACCCACCGAACGTTATGCCACGTATGAGAAAGGGATTAAGAACGGGATCATGAATCCGAACGAAGCCCGTGAGCGTGAGGGTATGCCGCCGCGTGAAGGTGGTGATGAGTTCAGCCAGGCATGGAAACAGACTGTGGAAATTAAAGGGAGAAAAGATGAGTGAAGCCAAAATTACACCTGATGAAGTCAGGGCACATCTTCGACTTGATGATGATTTATCCGGTGAAGGCGAACTTCTGAAAATGTATACCGATGCGGCGCTGGAAGCCTGCCAGAAGCATATCGGGAAACGTTTTGAAGACGGGCTGGAATTTACCCCGGCAATGCGTGTTGGTTGCCTGATGTACATCGCTTTCCTGTACGAGAACCGGGAAGCGGTTTCACCAGTGGAGCACTCGGAACTGCCTATGGCTATTTCTGCGCTCTGGTCAGTTTATCGTGACGTAGGGGTGTACTGATGCCGTGGCAACCATTAAGGCGATGCACTGAGCCTGGCTGTAATAAGCGCGTGAAGTCCGGCAAGTGTGAAGAGCACAGGCGGGCTGCATGGCGTGCAGAGGATGCCAGACGGGGACACCGCCGCGCGCGCGGGTATTCCCGACAGTGGGACAAATACCGCGCCCTGTACCTGAGCAAAAACCCGTTATGCGTGAGTTGTCTGGCTAAGGGGATTTATACGCCAGCTCTTGTGGTGGATCACATCATTCCCATCAATGGCGGCGGTGATGTTCTCTTCTGGCCTGAGTGGAACCACCAGGCATTGTGCCAGACGTGCCACAACCGTAAGACGACACGGGAAGATCCCGCCACGAAAGCGAACCGTAAGGCGGGCATGTATCGCGATCAGGAAGAACGGGCGGCACACCGTAACGACTGGATGTATGGCGATGATGACTGAACAGGAGCAAAACAGGCTGATACGTGGGTTGATAAGGCAGCGTGACACATGGAAGACACAGGAGACAGGGCACAAAGCCAACAGGACAGGGCGCACAAAACGCACCACAGCGAAGCGATTAACCGACCGTGACCGCGAGGTCATGGAATGTTTTCGCAATCGCTGGTGAGGCCGTCAGAGGGGGTGGGGGTGGTTTTCAGGACGAAACCGTCCCTGCCGGACACCGACCGCCTCCCCAAATTTTTATGCACGGGAATTTTTTGAAAAATAATCTGACGAAAAATAAGCATGGCAAGACCACCGAAAGCCCCCGCCTACCTGGATGATATCGCCGTGAAGCAGTGGCGGGAAAAATCGCGGCAGCTTGCGGAACGGGGAGACCTGACCCCCGCCGACTGGAGCAATCTGGAACTGTATTGCGTCAACTACTCCATTTACCGGAAAGCCGTTGCAGACCTTGCGGCGCGCGGGTTCAGCATTGTTAACAGTCAGGGCGGCGAGAGCAGAAACCCCGCATTAAGCGCAAAATCCGACGCTGAAAGAGTGATGATAAAAATGGCCTCCTTGCTCGGTTTTGACCCGATAAGCCGCCGTAAAAATCCACCGGAAACAGAAGAAGAGGACGAGCTTGACCGCCTGGAATAAGTACGCAGAAGACGTAAAAACGGGCAAAATTCCGGCCTGTAAACGGCTGAAACAGGCCGTTAAACGGTACTTTTCGGACCTTGAAAGCCCCCTTTACACGTTCGATCGTGAGGTTGTGGAGCGGTTTATTGCCTTTTCCAGGGTGTGCGCGCACGTAAAAGGGCCGATGCGTGGCAGACCCATTGAGCTGGAGCCGTGGCAGCAGTTCGCCTTTGCGTGCATCCTCGGCTTTAAGGTTAAGGCCACCGGACGGCGCAAATACACGAGCGCCTTTATCGAAGTGCCGCGCAAAAATGCGAAATCCACGACCGCCGCGATTCTGGCTAACTGGTTTCTGATTATGGAGAACGGTCAGCAGGATATCTACACCGCAGCGGTGAGCCGTGACCAGGCGCGGATCGTCTTTGATGATGCGCGTCAGATGTGCCTTTTATCCCGACCGTTACGCAGGCGGGTGAATATTCAGGCGCATAAGGTGATACACCCGAAAACCAACAGCCTGTTAAAGCCACTGGCAGCAAAAGCGGCAACCATTGAGGGGACAAACCCGAGTCTTGCCATTGTGGATGAATATCACCTGCACCCAGACAACGGGGTTTATTCCGCACTTGATATGGGGATGGGCGCACGTCCCGAAGGGCTGTTATTTGCCATTACCACATCGGGCAGTAACGTCGTTTCAGCCTGTAAGCAGCACTATGATTATTGCTGCCAGATCCTGGACGGCGAAGAGGTCAACGATTCAATTTTTGTACTGATTTACGAACTGGACGACGAAAACGAGGTTGATGATCCGGCGATGTGGATAAAGGCTAACCCTAACATCGATGTTTCCGTCGATCGTGAAAAACTGGCCTCAACCATCCAGAAAGCGCGGGGTATTCCGTCGCAATGGGTGGAAATGCTCACCAAGCGATTCAATATCTGGTGTCAGGGGGCTACGCCGTGGATGGGTAACGGTGCATGGGCGGAGTGTGCCGGAACGTTCGCGGAGGCGGATTTATACGGGCAGGAGTGCTACGCGGGGCTGGACTTATCATCAACCAGCGATATTTCCAGCGTGTGCTATGCCTTCCCGGTCGGTAAAAAGATTATGCTGGTTTCCCGTCACTATCTGCCGGAATTTCAGCTACAGAATCCCGCCAATAAAAACCGCGCCATCTATCGCCAGTGGGTAAAGGCGGGCTGGATACGCACAACACCGGGTGACTGCATTGATTATGACCGTATCCGTGATGACATCATGGCGGATGCAGAGAATTTCAATATCAGGCTGGTGGGCTTCGATACATGGAACGCCACGCACCTGAGGACGCAGTTACAGGGCGCAGGATTTGAGGTGGAGCCGTTCCCGCAAACCTACCTCAGATTCAGTCCGGCGGCGAAATCGTTCGAAGTTTTTGTTAACCGGAAGGTGATTGTGCATCGTGGTGATCCGGTGCTGGCCTGGTCAATGAGTAATGTTGTGATGCAGAGTGACGCGAACGCCAATATCAAGCCGAACAAGAAAAAATCATCCAACAAGATAGACCCGAGCGTTGCGGCGCTGATGGCGTTTGGCACATTCCAGGCAGAGCACGAGGACTTTGCATTCGATATGAGCGACAGCCACAAAGAGCGGCTTGCGGCGTTTGATGGGGTATGACGAGAATGAGCGAAACCGAACTACTAAAAATAATCCGCCGTGTTACCGGAGCCAGCCAGACAGCAGACAAACAGGAGGCCACGCAGCCGGACAGCGTGATAGCCGAAAATTACGCGCGTGTGGTGGCTGAGGTGATGCGCCGTGACGGTATTGAGCTTAACGGCGTGGATATGCGCAACATACGAACCAGAGTCCTTGAGTTGCTGGCATACCGTCGCCGTTCTCAACAACGGAGGGAGAGCGCGAAAAATACTTATCAGTGGAAGAAGCCGGAACGGTTGCGGCGGTAA